ATGAAACGTTATTAAAAAACGAGGATATAACATCCGGTTTATCAACTATAACAGGTGGTTATGCAACACAGGTTAAAAATCTTGGTAGATTATTTGTTTCGGCAGGTAAAAGTTTAAAATTATTTGTTGCAGGGTTAGGTACAATGCAAAAAGCATTACTTGCCACTGGATTTGGGGCTATAGTTGTGGCTATAGGGACGATCGTTGCCTATTGGGATGAACTTAACCAATTGTTCGGAAGTGCTAGTCAGGAGTCTTTAAAAATATTAGAAAATCAAAAGCAATCTACATTAGAAGCCGAAGCACAATTAAAATTAACTGAACAAAGTGAAAATACTTTAAAATTACAAGGTAAAACTGAAAAGGAAATATTAGAAACAAAAATTGCCCAAACAAATGAATTGATTGCTCAACGTCAATTACAATTAGATGCAGAAAAAACCGTTAACAAGGAACAACAGGATTCAAAAGCATATTTAAATGAAATTGGCAATATGCTACAAAGTATTCCAGGTATTGGTGGTGCTGCTGGTGGTTTGTTTGCCTATATAACCGGTAGTACAAATGAACAATTAAAAGAATTAGTTGATGGTAATAAAAAAGCCGAAAACGAAAGTGAATCAGTAATTACAAATTTAATTAATAAACGAGATGGTTATAGATTAAAAATAAAATCTATAAATGACGAAACAATAAAAGAAACAGAAGATGCTCACCAAAAGGAATTAGATCTTTTACAAAAGCGTTTACAAAAAGAAATTGAAATGATTACAAATGCTAATTTAAAAATTGGCAATATACGTAGAAACTTTTTCTTAAAAAATCTTGGTGATTCTGAACAAGCGGATTTAATCCGTAGTGAATATGAAAAAGAAAGATTAATAAAAGAAATCGAAGATGGGCAGGGTAATGCTGCAGCCAAAGCGTTAGCAATTGCCGAAGTTGAAAAATTTTATAAAGATGAACAAACACGCATTAATACCGAATGGGACAAGAAAAATGAGGATGATAATAAAAAATCAGCAGATACAATATTAAAAAATAAAATAGCTGCCATAGATGCAGAATTAGCAATTGAACAAGAAAAAATAGCTTTATTATCAGGATTTGGAAACCTGATGGGGGTTATTGCTGGAGAAAACAAAGATATGCAAATTGCTGCAGTAATTGTATCACAGGCTGCAAGTATTGCACAAATTATATCAAATACATCTGCTGCAAACGCCCGTGCATTATTAGAACTTGGGCCAATTGCTGGTGCTGCAGCTGCAACCCGTCAATCAATTCAAGCAGGTATAAGTATTGCGTCAACAGTAGCAGCGGGTGTAAAAGCAATTCAACAAATACGAAGTGCTGAATCCGGAGGCGGTATTTCTGCAGGAACAGCCACTGTATCAGCCGGAGGTGGTGGTGGTGTTGTGCCATCCGCACCCCCATCAATAAACATTGTAGGTCAATCTGAAACAAGTCAATTAGCTAATGTTATTGGCTCACAAACTCAACAACCTGTACGTGCATTCGTTGTAAGTAATGACGTAACAACTGCACAAGCATTGGAAAGAAATATTGTTGATGGTGCAACAATTGGATAAAATACAAAATTTTAATTTATAAACGTTATATTAAATATGAAGATAGTCGAATTAATACTTGACGAAGATCAAGATGCTTCTGGAATTGAAGCAATTTCCATAGTCGAAAATCCTGCCATTGAAGAAGATTTTATTGCTTTAAAAAGTGATGAAATTAAATTAGCGGAAATATCTAAAGATAAAAAAATTTTAATGGGAGCTTTATTAATACCAAACAAGCCTATATATCGAAATAATGGGGAAGATGAATATTATATATACTTTTCCAAAGATACGGTCTTAAAAGCCTCCCAAATGTATTTAACAAATGGTAATCAAAACAATTCAACATTAGAACATCAACATTCATTAAGCGGTTTAAGTTTAGTAGAATCTTGGCTTGTTGAAGATGAGGTACACGACAAATCCAGAAAATATGGAATGAATGTTCCGTTAGGAACTTGGATGGGAGCGGTTAAGGTAAATAATGACGAAGTGTGGAATGATTATGTAAAAACCGGTAAAGTAAAAGGCTTTTCAATAGAGGGTTACTTTGCTGATAAAATGGAACGACCTAAAGATTCTGTTGGATTATCAGAAGATAAAGAAGCAGACGATTTATTAAAAAAAATAAAAAATATTTTAATTAATGAGTAGATTTAAAAAAGACTTTTTTCCAGGTTATTCTAGTCCTAAAGGATCACGTAGGGCTTGTTTTTGTAAAGATAAAAATACTTATTCAAGAAAATGTTGTGATGGCTCTTTATGGGCGCAGGGCATAGGAGTTATATCAAGAACAATATGAAAATGCAAAAAATAAATTAAAAACCGTTATATATATATTATGAAATCAACTGAAATGATCAATCAAATCAAGACGCTTCTAAATATTGAGGTAAAACTTGAAGAACAAAAACTTGAGAATGGTACTCGTGTAGAAAGCGAATCATTTGAAAAGGGTAAAGAAATTTTTATTTTAACAGATGACGAAAAAGTTGCTATGCCAGTAGGTGAATACTTGCTTGAGGATGGTAGATTAGTTGTTGTTAAAGAAGAAGGAATTATCGATGACGTTAGAGAAGTATCTGACGAAGTTCCACAAAAGGAAGAAGAAATGGAAGATGAATATAAAAAAGAAGAAGAAATGAGAGATGATGGTAAGGAGGCTGCAGTTGATGATTGGGCTGGTATGGAAAAAAGAATTAAAAATCTTGAAGATGCTATTGCTGATTTAAAAGAAAAGGTTGGCGAAAAAAACATTACTGAAGATTTAAACGCTTCTGAACAAATTAAAGATGGAGTTAATGAGGAGGTAAAAGAAGAATTAAATGAGCAATTAAAGGAAGAATTATCACAACCTGCTGCTGCTCCAATCAAGCATAATCCAGAAGCTGGAAATGTAACAAAAGAACATTTTAAAATTAGCCCAAAAAGAAAACCGTCTACAATAGATTTAATTTTTCAACAAATAAATAAATAAATAAATAAAAATAAATAATTATGCCACAACCAACTATTACTACTACTTATGCTGGAGAATTTGCAGGTAAGTACATAGCAGCTGCTTTATTAAGCGGTAACACATTAAGTCAGGGTGCAATTGAAATTAAACCAAACATTAAGTATAAAGAAGTAATCAAAAAGGTTGCTACTTCTGGTTTAATTGTTGATGAATCTTGTGATTTCACTTCTGCTGGGTCTGTAACACTTACAGAAAGAATTATCCAGCCAGAGCAATTTCAAGTTAATCTTGAATTATGTAAAACACCTTTTGAATCAGACTGGGGTGCTGTATCTATGGGCTATTCTGCTTTTGATAATTTGCCACCTGATTTTGCAAGTTTCTTAATTGCACACGTTGCTAAAGAAGTTGCACAAAAAACAGAGCAAAACGTTTGGAATGGTGCTACTGCTAACGTAGGAGAATTTGATGGATTTGTTCCATTAATGACTGCAGATGCAACTGTAAACGATGTTGTAGGAACAACAGTAAATTCAGGTAACGTTATTGCAGAACTTGGTAAGATTGTAGATGCAATTCCTTCAACTCTTTATGGTAAAGATGACTTATACATTTATGTATCTCAAAACATTGCTAAAGCATATGTTAGAGCATTAGGAGGATATGCAGCTTTATCTAATGTAGCTGGAACTGACAATGTTGGTTCTATTGGTGCAAATGGTATTGACAACAGAGGAACACTTTGGTATGGAGGTGGTGAAAACCTTTCTATAGATGGTGTTAAAATCTTTGTTGCTAATGGATTGCCAAACGATACTGCAGTTGCAGCTGAAAAATCTAACCTTTATTTTGGAACAGGCTTAATGTCTGATTACAACTTAGTTAAGCTAATTGATATGGCTGACTTAGATGGAAGTAAAAACGTTAGAGTAATAATGAGATTTACTGCTGGAGTTCAGTATGGAATAGGATCTGATATTGTTCTTTATTCTTAATAAATTAAATTAACCAAAAAAACAGGGTAGGTGGGGATAACCTACTTACCCTTTTTTTATAAAATAAAATAAAACTATGGCTTGTACATTATCAACAGGGAGAACTTTACCTTGTAAAAGTGCCTTTGGTGGCATAAAATCTGCCTTGTTTTCGGATTTTGGATCTATTACTGCTTTACAAATTGATTCATCTACAAAACAGGTTACAACACTAACAACATCAGGAAACTGGTATAAATATGATGTAAAAGGTAATTCTTCTCTTGAAACAACCGTAACAAGTTCAAGGGAAAATGGAACTACTTTTTATACTCAAACATTAAATTTAACATTAACATATCTAGATGCTAAAACTCAAGCTGAATTACAGGAAATTGCAGTTGCAAGACCTTATATTATAGTTGAAGATTACTACGGTAATTATTTTTTATGTGGATATGAAAATGGATGTGAATTAACTTCTGGAACTACAGTAACAGGAGCTGCAGCTGGAGATTTATCTGGATTTACGATTACAATGGAAGCAATGGAAGAAACTGCTCCATACTTTTTAGATTCAACAGTTGTACCTGCAGCAGATGCTACGGTTATTACACCTAACTAATATTTATTGATATTAAAATTAAGAGCATCCTTAGGGGTGCTTTTTTTTTGGGTTAATGTTTTCACAAAATAACTTATTTATTACGTTATATATAAAATGATTGTATTAAAGACCACAACTTCGGCTCAAAACTTTAAAGTAATTCCAAGAGTATATGGTGCAGAATTTACTTTATCTGTTAGAGATGACAGTACAAACAC